GAGGTAGGGGGTATATATATTTAAAAATCGAATAACCCTACTACCAGTAGGGGTGGTAATATTACCAGAGCGCTTGTAAGTTGTTGATTTTATTCAGGAAAAAAATGGGTTTTTGAAGTGAAGATAAAATATACGCCTACGAAGAGGGAGTTGGAGTGGATGAGAAAGCCTGGGCGGTTGACTGAGGCTCAATGTAAGGAGAAAGATATGACGGTTAAAGAGAGAAATGTATTTGATGCGATAGATATGTGGTGGAAAGAGTTTGGGTACGGGCCTTCTTATGATGATATTATGAGGATCACGGGCGATAAGAGTCGGGGTAATGTTCACAGGGTTATAGATAACTTGGTGAAGTTGGGTGTGTGTAAGAAAATAAAAGGCAAGGACAGGAGTGTTCGGCCTGTGTATATTAAGTTTAGCGAGTTGGCATGAACGTAGAGCAGATGGAAGCGGCGATCCAGAACATGCCTCCCGAGATGGCGGAGGAGATGTGGGATATGTTTGAGGTCTATAAACAGAGCTTGAGCGTTGAGAAAGCCGCCGATGACTTTATGCTGTTCGTGAATGAGATGTGGCCTGGGTTTATACACGGAAGACATCATGAGCTGATGGCTGAGAAGTTTGAGGAGATCGCAAGCGGCAAACTGAAGCGGCTCATCATCAACATGCCTCCCCGTCATACGAAATCTGAATTTGCTTCGTTTATGTTACCCGCTTGGTTCTTGGGAAAGTATCCCGGTAAAAAGATCATCCAGACATCTAATACAGCTGAGCTAGCGGTAGGCTTTGGTCGTAAAGTCAGGAACCTTGTCGCATCTGAGACATACCACAAAATATTCCCATTCGTAAATCTAAGATCAGACAGTAAAGCTGCTGGACGTTGGTCTACAAATAAAGACGGAGAATACTTTGCAATTGGTGTCGGCGGTACGGTAACGGGTAAAGGTGCGGACCTACTCATCATTGACGATCCCCATTCAGAACAAGAAGCAGCCCTTGCAGCCGGAGATCCATCCGTATTCGATAAAGTCTATGAGTGGTACACATCCGGACCCCGGCAACGTTTACAGCCTGGTGGTGCCATCGTCGTGGTTATGACCCGTTGGGCTAAACGGGATCTGACCGGCAGAATCGTTCAGTCCATGATCGACAGGGATGGAGAGAAGTGGGAGGTGATACAGTTACCGGCCATCATGCCGAGCGGTAAACCTTTGTGGCCAGAGTTTTGGAGGATAGAGGAACTCGAAGCCCTGAAATCTGAACTCCCTGCTGCAAAATGGAATGCGCAGTACATGCAATCCCCAACATCGGAAGAGGGTGCGATTGTGAAGCGAGAGTGGTGGAGGGTATGGGACCAAGATCCTCCCGCATGCGAATATATTATTCAGTCTTGGGATACGGCATTTACGAAGTCTGAACGGGCTGACTATTCTGCTTGTACGACCTGGGGTGTGTTTTACATGAACGAGAACCCCCAAGACCCAAACGTGATCCTTCTTGATGCGTTTAAGGCGAGGATGGAGTTTCCTGAGTTGAAACAGGTAGCGTTAGAGGAATATAGGAATTGGCAGCCAGATGCGTTTATTGTTGAGGCGAAGGCGAGCGGAGCTCCATTGATTTTTGAATTGAGGGCGATGGGAATTCCGGTGCAGGATTTTACTCCCAGCAGAGGAAATGATAAGATGGTGAGAATCAATTCAGTAGCAGATCTTTTTGCGAGTGGTAAAGTATGGGCACCGCCTACGAGATGGGCAGATGAGTTGATAGAAGAGATGGCTGCTTTCCCTAATTCAGATCACGATGACCTTGTGGACTCAACAACGCAGGCATTGCGCAGATTCAGACAGGGCGGGTTCCTCTCTTTGAATACCGACGAGAAAGATGAGCCGATCAATTTCCGTCGAAAAGCTGCATATTATTAAAGGAACATCATGATTGACAAGTCTCTCCATCAAGCACCAGCCGGACTCGAAAGTCTAGCCAACGAACCAATCGAAATTGAGATTGTCGATCCTGAGGCAGTCCACATCAAGGCAGGCGACCTTGAGATTGATATGGAGCAGGGCGAAGATGGCGACTTTAATGCAAATCTAGCCGATGAGATGAGTGAAGGTGCTCTGTCAACGCTGGCAGGAGATCTTGAAAAAGATATTAGTATGGACAAGAACTCCCGCAAAGAGTGGGAGAAAGCATACACAGAAGGCCTGAAATTATTGGGTCTTCATATGGAAGAAAGAACAGAACCCTGGGACGGAGCTTGCGGTGTATTCCACCCTATGATCACAGAAGCGGTGGTTAGATTCCAGTCTGAGATGATCACCGAGACTTTCCCAGCTCAAGGACCAGTCAGGACTAAGTTACTCGGAAAAGAAACTCCCCAACTCAAAGAGATCGCAACCAATGTCGAAGACGACATGAACAATGAGTTGACGGAAGTGATGAGAGAGTTCAGACCAGAACACGAGAGAATGTTGTGGTCTTTGCCTGCAACGGGTTCCGCGTTCAAGAAAGTTTACTTCGACCCCAATCTGGGAAGACAAGTATCTATCTTTATACCTGCTGAAGATATTATCCTGCCTTACGGCGCGACGGATATGGACACATGCTACCGAGTAACGCATGTGATGAGAAAGACCAAGAACGAGATTTTGAAATTACAAAACTCTGGTTTTTATCGTGATATTGAATTACCTGAGCCTTCCCGCGCAAAGGAAGATATTCAAAGTGCGAAAGATAAAGAGACTGGGTTTAACGACCTGAGTGACGATAGATATACTTTATACGAGTGCCATGTAGATTTGGACCTCGATGGATTTCAAGATGTTGACGAAGATGGAAATGAGACGGGGATTATGTTCCCTTATGTCGTGACCATCATTAAAGGTACGAATGACATTTTATCCATCAGGAGGAATTGGAATGAAGGTGATACGCTCAGACTCAAGCGCCAGCATTTTGTCCACTACCAATACATACCCGGCTTTGGCGCTTACGGGTTCGGCCTCTTCCACCTCATTGGCGGGTTTGCTAAATCTGCCACCAGCATCATGCGACAACTCGTTGATGCAGGAACTCTTTCAAATCTGCCTGGGGGACTCAAGTCCAGGGGCCTGCGCATTAAGGGCGATGATACCCCAATTGCTCCGGGCGAATTCAGGGATGTAGATGTAGCGTCAGGAAATATCCGCGACTCTATTCTTCCCCTTCCCTATAAAGAGCCCAGCCAAGTTCTTTACAGCTTACTCAATAACATCGTTGAAGAAGGCAGACGTTTTGCTGCTACTGCCGATATGTCTATATCAGATATGTCAGGCCAGGCTCCTGTAGGAACAACACTTGCGTTACTCGAGAGACAGTTAAAAGTATTGTCCGCTGTTCAAGCGCGTACACACTTTGCACTGAAGCAGGAGCTCAAGCTTCTCAAGAACATCATTCGCGACTATACCGATCCAGACTATAAGTATGATCCTGAATATGGCGGCAGGAAGTCCAAGAAAGATGACTACGATAAAGTAGACATTATCCCTGTATCAGATCCTAATGCAGCTACAATGTCCCAGCGCGTTGTGCAGTATCAGGCTGTGATTCAAATGGCTCAGATGGCGCCACAGATCTATGATCTGCCTCAACTGCACAGATCCATGTTAGATGTTTTGGGGATTAAAAATGCAGAAAAACTGGTTCCATTACCCGATGATCAAAAGCCTACGGATCCAGTATCTGAAAATCAAGCGGCGCTTAAAGGCAAGCCACTGAAAGCGTTTTTGTTCCAGAACCACCAAGCTCACATTGCGGTCCATCAGTCTATGATGCAAGACCCAATGATCATGGCCATCATTGGACAAAATCCCCAGGCCAACCAAATCATGGCGGCTCTTCAGGCTCACATGGCCGAGCACGCTGGATTCTTGTATCGTCAGAATATCGAGGAACAGCTCGGAATGGCATTGCCTCCCGAAGACGAAAAGATGTCTCCTCAACTCGAGACTGCATTGTCAGGCATGATGGCCCAAGCCGCTCAGCAGGCAGCTCAACAACATCAGGCATTGGCCGCTCAACAGCAGGCCCAACAGCAAGCACAAGATCCTGTATTGCAAATGCAACAGCAGGAATTGCAAATCGCTCAGCAAGAAGTCCAGATCAAAGCGCAAAAATTGCAGCTTGATGCACAACTTGCGGCGCAGAAACAGCAACTTGCAAAAGCTAAAGCTGCATCTGAATCAGCTGTTGCGATGGCAAAAGTACAACTTGAGCAAGAGAAGGTTGGTGGAAATCTAAAGCTCGAATCCATGAAGGTTGGAGCCGGGATTAGACGTGACCAACACAGAGTAGCAAGTCAAGAACAGCAAGCCGGATTGAAGGCTGGTATTGATATTGCAAAAAGCAAAGCTCAAATGAATCATGAAGCCCAACAAAACTCCATGCAGGTTTTGAAGGAAATCCATGAAAACGCGGAAAACCGCGCCAACTCGTTGAGGCAAGCTGCCCTCAATCGCAATCAACCAAAGGCTAAAGAATGATAGATCAATTCGCTAACGTATTGCGCGAGAAAATACGAACTGACATGAACAACTATGCCGACGATATGGCTGGTGGTGCGTGTCGCTCTTTTGAAGAGTACCAAAAACTTTGCGGTGTTATTTCGGGTCTAGCCATCGCAGAGCGTTATTTACTTGACCTGCTTAAAGAAAGTGAAGAAGATGAGTAATTTGATACTCCCCCCAGGCGTTTCTATGCCTGAAACCATCCAACCCGTGGAGGCTCCACAAGAGGATGCAACGCCTGAAGAAAAGGCAACTGTTCTGCCAGAGCCAGCAGGTTACAAGATTCTTTGCGGAGTGCCAGACATTTCCGACAAGATTGACGGTACCGACTTGGATTTGGTTAGACCCTCCCAATTTGCAGCGCAAGAACAACACGCCACAACCGTATTGTTTGTGTTGAAAGTTGGCCCAGAGGCGTATACAGATAAGACCCGTTATCCATCAGGTCCTTGGTGCAAGCCAGGCGACTTTATCTTAACTCGTACTTATTCTGGTACGCGATTCAAAATCTTCGGCAAAGAGTTTCGTCTAATCAACGAAGATCAAGTCGATGCTGTTGTACAAGACCCACGCGGAATCAGCCGCGCATAAAGGAAAATCATGAACGACCAATTCAAGTTTCCCGATGAAATCGAAAATGAAACTCCAACTCCAGAAGTTGAAGAAGAAATTGAGATTGAAATCGTAGACGACACGCCCGAAAGGGACAAAGGCAAACAGCCCTTAAACAAGGAAGTTGCCGACCCCACAGATGACGAGATTGCAAACTATTCACAGAATGTTCAAGCTCGCATTAAAGAATTAACTCACGCCAGACATGACGAGAGACGTAAGGCTGAAGCGGCTTTGCGTGAGAAGCAAGAGCTCGAAAGACTGACCCAACAGCTTCTTGAAGAGAACAAGAGTCTTAAAAAGAACGTTAATACAGGTCGCGAGATCATTGTTTCTTCCGCACGAGAGAAGGCTGAAGCTGACCTTGTAATGGCAAGAAAAATGTATAAGGAAGCTCAAGAGGCTTACGATACAGATGCCATTATTGCGGCTCAAGAAGCTCTGGCAGAGGCCAAATGGAAGATCGAGAATCTAAAAAATTATCGAGCTACCCCTTTACAGGAAGACCAAACTCCTGTACAAAGTCAACCTAGACAGACTCAAACTGTACAACCGGACGAAAAATCCCTGCGCTGGCAGGCAAAAAACCAGTGGTTCGGATCGAATGGGTTTGAAGAAGTTACCAGCTACGCATTAGGGCTGCATCAAAAACTAGTCAATACGGGTGTAGACCCGCGTTCCGATGAATACTATGAACAGATAGATTCACGCGTCCGTTCAAAGTTCCCAGAAGTATTTGGTGAACCAGAACAAAAATCGGCACCTGCCGCAAAGCGTCCTTCAACGGTTGTTGCTCCTGCGTCAAGATCGACTGGCGTGAAAAAGGTTCAACTTACTCCGACGCAAGCTGCGTTAGTGAAGAAGTTTAATCTTGATCCCAAGAAATATTACCTTGAACAACAGAAATTGGAGGCACAAAATGGTTGATGTTAAAAAAACTCGTGATCTAGAAACCCGTGACAAGGAAGTTCGTAAGGACTATAAACCTGCGAGCACCCTGCCGGATCCTATACCGGAGCCTGGATATGTGTATCGTTACATAATGACGCACTTATTAGGCAAGCCCGACACCACTCGTTTGTCTCGCATGAGACGCGATGGCTGGGAACCAGTAAAGGCATCGGACCATCCCGAGCTGATGATTGAAGGAAATAACGAAGGCAACGTTGAAATCCAAGGATTGATTCTGTGCAAGAACACCACGGAGAACATGGAAGCCTACAATCGTTATTACGCCAAACAAGCAGCAGATCAGATGGAGTCAGTGGACAATAGTTTCATGAAAGACAATGATCCAAGGATGCGCAAGTTTTCGGAGCGAACCTCCACAACAAGCCGTTCTGGATTTTGATAGTTCTTAATTCAAAGGAAACTTAAATGGCTTACCCAATCGTCTCAGCCCCTTACGGGTTTAAAGCGGTCAGTGAGTTTGGTGGTTTACCCTATGCTGGTTCTACTCGCATGTATCCCATCGCTACTGGCTACTCTACCAACTTGTTCAATGGCGACATTGTTCAGTTGTCTGGTGGTACTATTGTTACCACTACCATGTCTGCCGCATCCTCACCCGGTACAGCAGTTGCAGGTACTTTAGGTATCTTCGTTGGCGCAGAGTACACAAACTCTTCAAGCCAAATCGTTCGCGGTCAATACTGGCCAGCAAGCACATCATCTAACTACGCAGTTGGATATGTGATTGATGATCCAAGAACCGTGTTCAAAGCTGCTGTTGTTGCTCAAGGTACTTCCTTGTCTAACACTGCTTCTACAATCGGCTACATCAACCCAACATTCATTGGCACCAATGTATACGCTATCACTGGCGGTACAGGTAGCACCATTACTGGTGATTCCGCAATGGCCATCTCTGGTGGTGTTGTTAGCTCTGGTACTTCTGGTAACACTCGCGTTACATCAGGATTGCCTTTCCGCGTTGTTGGCGTTGTACAAGACACAGCCGTTACCGTTTCAGCTACTGCTTCTACTTCTGGTTCAAGCACAACTGTGACATTGACTGCTGCTAATACAGCTATTCAACCTGGTATGCAACTGATCGCTCCAAGCGGCACAGGCTCTGCACAAGGTAACTACATTTATGTGGTTACAGTGTCTGGAACTACTGTGACTGTTAACAGCGCAGTAACGTTGGCTACTGGTTCTTCAGTGGCTTTTGTAGGTTATCCCGAAGCATTAGTCGTATGGAACCAAGGTTTCCAGGGTATGACTAATGGCACTGGCGTTTAATTAAGGAGCACATAAATGGCTATTTCACGCGCACAACTATTGAAAGAGCTGCTCCCAGGCTTGAACGCTTTGTTCGGTTTGGAGTAT